CTCTTCTCCGCTCGTCGCGTCGCTCACCCGGCGCGGCGGGTTTGACACACCCGGGGCTTGTTGCCCCAAACACCCACGCACCCCCCACTCTGCTGACGCTGGGAGGGGGGGTTTATGAAAAACGACTACTACGGGTTTCTTGCCAAGCGAGCCCAGTTCGACAATATGACCGGATTTGAGCCGCTTTGGATGCCTTCCGAGCTGTTCGGGTTTCAGGCATCGCTTACTGGTTGGGCAATCCGAAAGGGCCGAGCCGCGATCCTTGCCGACTGCGGGCTTGGTAAGTCTTTCATGCAGCTTGTGTGGGCCGAGAACGTGGTGCGAAAGACCGGGTTGCCGGTGCTGTTGCTCACCCCGCTCGCGGTCGGTCCCCAGACCTTGAAAGAGGCGATCAAGTTTGGGATTGACGCGGCTAAAGCCGTGCACGGACAGGCCATGTCTGCCAAGGTATACGTCACGAACTACGAGCAGTTGCACAAGTTCAACACCGCCGACTTCGCGGGCGTGGTGTGTGACGAAAGCTCAATCCTGAAGAACTTCGACGGGTCTACCCGTGACGCCGTGGTAGAGTTCATGCGGACCCGGCCCTACCGACTGCTTTGCACGGCGACGGCGGCACCAAATGACTACGTGGAACTTGGCAACTCTGCCGAGGCCCTTGGCGAGATGGGGTTTCAGGACATGGTGTCCAAGTTCTTTAGCAAAGAAACGGGCAAGGATCATCTTGGGTGGGGACGGACCACGTACAAAATTCGTGGGCACGCCGAGACGGACTTCTGGCGGTGGGTGTGTTCGTGGTCGCGTGCGGTTCGCAAGCCGTCAGACCTTGGCTTTGATGACGGGAACTTTGTTCTGCCCCCTCTGACTTCTCGGGAGCACGTTGTTTCGGCGGTTCGCCCAGCCGACGGGTTCCTTTTCGACTTGCCCGCCCACACGCTTGAAGAACAGCGCGAAGAACGGCGCAGAACGCTCCCGGAGCGGTGCGAGATGGTGGCGTCCCTTGTGTCTCACAAAGAGCCCGCCGTCGCTTGGGTTCACCTCAACGAAGAGGGCGACCGCGTAAGCGATATGGTGAAGGACTCCGAACAGTTGAGCGGCTCAGACTCGGACGAACGGAAAGAGGAACTTCTGGGGGCGTTTGCATCCGGCCAGTTGCGGGTGCTCGTCACCAAGCCGGTACTCGCGGGCTTTGGGCTCAACTGGCAGCACTGTGCCCATCAAACATTCTTCCCGTCCCACTCGTTCGAGCAGTACTACCAAGCCGTGCGCCGGTGCTGGCGATTCGGCCAGAAAAAGACCGTCACAGTGGACATTGTGACGAGTCAGGGGGCGGCGGGAGTTCTCGCCAACATGCAACGTAAAGCGGACGCGGCCGAAGCCATGTTCGCTCGTTTGGTTCAACACATGAACGACACCTTGGGCCTGAGTCGGTCCCGGACGTTCGAGAAGAAAGTGGAGGTTCCCAAGTGGCTTGCATCGACCAAAAAGTGACGGACAAGTACGCGATCTACAACGGCGATTCGTGCGAGGTGCTCCCGACGTTCCCCGACGAGTCGGTACACCTGTCGGTTTACTCCCCGCCGTTCTGTGGGCTCTACAACTACTCATCATCGGATCGGGACCTGTCGAACTGCCGGGACTACAAAGAGTTCTTTGACCACTACGAGTTTATCGTCCGCGAGTTGTACCGGGTGACGCTGCCGGGGCGAATCTCGGCGGTTCACTGCATGGACGTTCCCCGGGCGGGGGCGAATCTTGGCGGCGGGCTTATGGACTTCCCCGGCGACATCATTCGAATGCACGAGCGGCTCGGGTTCAAATACTGCTGCCGCTACCACATTTGGAAGGAACCGCTCGGCGTGCGGAACCGGACGATGGCGAAGGGTCTGACGCACAAGCAGGTCGTCGAGGATTCGTCTCTCTGCGAGGTTGCGTCAGCGGACTACATGCTGATGTTCCGAAAGAAGGGAGACAACCCGATCCCCGTAACCCATCCGCAGGGCCTGTTGAGGTACGCGGGCGAGCGCGAGATTCCGCCCGAACTTCTCAAGTACAAGGGATGGAAGGGCAACCAGATCGAGAATCGTTACTCTCACTGGATCTGGCGGCAGTACGCATCCGCGTTCTGGGACGACATCCGCATCGGTCGGGTGCTCCCGTACCGGGACTGCCGCGAGCCGGACGACGAGAAGCACATGCACCCGCTGCAACTGGACGCGATCGAGCGGGTGGTGGAGTTGTGGTCGAATCCCGGTGAGACGGTGCTTACGCCGTTCCTTGGGGTTGGGTCAGAGGTCTACGGGGCGGTGCTGTGCGGTCGGGTCGGCGTTGGGATCGAGTTGAAGCCCGCGTATTACCGTCAGGCGGTGAAGAACATCGAACACGCGATCGAGAACGGGGTTCGGATTGAGGAGCCGGATATGTTCTCGGCGGGTGACGAGGTACCCGCATGACCACCCCCACCCAACGCACGCTCGCACACGCGAGGGAGATTGGATTCCAAGCCCAAGTCGTCGAACGCTGGAACATGCACGCGAAGGTCCGCATCGACCTCTTCGGCGTGATCGACATTGTGGCCGTCCATGACGGCTGCGGGATCGTCGGCATTCAGGCGTGTGCTGGTGGCTCGCATTCGACACGGCGGGCGAAGGCTCAGGCGAGCGACGAGTTGAAGCGGTGGCTGTCGGCGGGGGGGCGTTTCGAGTTGTGGTCGTGGGCGAAGCGTGGCGCTCGGGGCAAGCGGAAGACGTGGACCCTGCGGCGCGAGGAACTGGTGTTGCGGGATGGGGAGATTGTGGCGAAGGACTGAGGCGGCGGGTGGGAAGAAAGGACGTACTGATGCCTTGCATGGATGGCGGACCAACTCGTGACCAGATGGATGCCGAGAGGATCAACCAACTGACAGAGGACTTGTGCTATGTCCTCTCTCGGGCGGAACGTGGCGACAAGCTCGCACTGATCCTCAAAGAGAAGCCGACGTTGGCGAAGTGGTGGGCCAACCACAAGGCCGAGGACGCCAAACGCGAGGCTCGGGAGCGTGCGGCAGCCAAGAACAAGCGGGAACGCGATGCGGCGCGCGAGTCGGCGTTGTCGAAGCTGACCGATGCGGAACGTGCCGCCCTTGGTCTGAACAGGTAGAAAGGACGTACTGAGATGGCGAAGAAGGCGAAAGTGTCGGTCCCCAAGGGTTGCATCAAAGCGTTCACGATTTTTAACGCAAAAGGCGAGATGGAGTTGACCAAGGACCACACGGGGGATTGGTGGGAGGGAAAGCTGCTGTCTGTTAAAAAGATGGTGTCCGCCGACCGCCCCGTGGCTGTTGTTCCGCTTGATGGACGATTCGAAATCGTTCCCGTCAAGACAAAAGGAGCGAATCGTGGCAAAGCGAAGTAAGACAGCGGGGGAGAAGATCATGCTGGACTTCTACGGCATGAGCATCGAAGAACTGCGGGCGGGCGAGACACAATGCGGGCGGGCGGCCAAAGACACGGCCCGCCAGATCGACGCCGCGATCCGCCGGGCGGTGAAGGAGGCGTTTGACGCGGGGCGGAAGTTTGAACGTGCGGCATGGACGGTTGAGCCCACGAATCACAGCGTCGGTAACGCCGCGATCGACCGGATCATGTCCAAGTACCGCGTCAAACTGTAGGTCGCAAAGCATCCCCCGCCGCGCCGAGAGGTGGGACGGGGGGATTGAAAGGAGTTTCGCATGGCAAAGACAAAGAGTGAGGTTTTGGCGGAGTTTCTCAAGTCGAAGGTCCGCGAGGCAACAAAAGAACACGCGGCTGGCCTTGTCGGCTCGGATCCCTCCCGAGCACAGGCGATTATGCGGGAAATGCACTACATCGCCGAAGCGGTTGGGTACGACATCGCCCACAACGCCTACGGACGCATGGAACTGGAGGACATTCTCCGCTGGAAGATCCGCAGGCCGCATTGGGATTGAAATCTGCCCCCCGCACCGCTTAATCACGGTACGGGGGGATTCCGGGCGCGTGGCCCGAGGGTGGGGGAAGGAGTTTTTATGGCATTGAAGATTGAGAAGTTTGAGGGCGTGAAGACGGGCGACACGGACACTAACCAATTCTGGCGGACGGTTGGAAAGCTCAAGGTCGGCGAACGGGTGTTTTACCCGACGAAGACCGTGAATCGCGGGGTCGTGAGTAGCGGGATTCAAGCGTTGCGAGAGGTGACTGACGTTCACTGCCGCTCTGGCGTCGAAGACGGTCGCGTGTTCGTCTACCGCGTCTGACCTCCCCCCGCGTCGCCTACCGGTGTCGCGGGCGATTGAACAACCGACAGGCTTATCACACACCATCCACACCCAAACCCACGTTTGAAACAAGCGAGCGATGTTGTTTGTGGTATGATTCTAGTGCTGCTCCATGACATTCAACCTTGACAATACGAGCCGCCCCCGCCCAGATGCCACGACCCCCGGTCATGGAGCAGCCTTCTGGCGCGGGGGTCGCTCGCTTTGTCGCGGGACTGGGGGCACGGATGCCTGACGGGTTGCCGACTTACGCGATCGTCGATTGGGGAACGTTCGAGAACTGCCGAACGCGAGAAGTCAAGACGATGAACTGGATCAGTCTCCCCGTAACGCTGTCTCCGGACTGTGTGGGATTCCTCATGTCGCGCCCAAACGGGCTGAGGAACTACGGGTTGTTCGTGTGGCTTGTCCAGATTGCGGCCAACATGCCGAAGCGTGGCGTGCTGGAAGACGCGCGTGGACCTCTCACGGCCAAGCGGATCGCCATGATGATTCGGGCGACCGAGCAAGAGGTCGAAGAAGGCTTGAAATCCCTATCAGATCCCGAAATCGGATTGATTTCACGATCTTGCACGACTTCGCACGATGTCGCACGGATTCCTTGTATGTCTGATGTGTCTGTATGTCCTGTTGTCTCTGTTCCGGAAAGCGAACAAACTCCGAGCGTCAAACAAGCGACCGGTTCGGCAAATCGGTTCATCGCTGACCGCCAGATCCGAACGGGAAACACCCCGCCCGGATTCTTGGAGTTCTACAACGCATACCCCACGGGCTTCAAATCCGACCGCGACGGGATGCTCGCCCTGTGGAGCGCTCAAGGACTTGAGTCTGACGCACAAACAATTCTGAATGGGCTGGCCGCGTGGACCACTTGCGAGCGATGGCGAGAGGGGTTCATCGTCGAAGCCCGCAAGTTCATCGAAACGAGGAAGTGGCTGGACGAACCGCCCCCGCCGAAGCCCAAGGCGTCAACCGATCCGAAGGGGCTTGTGTCTTCCGACGACGCCGTAGCCGCGTATTGGGCTCGCCAGAAAGCGAAAGGAGTGACCCGTGACACCCAGTGAAGCCGCAACCGTGATGGCGTTTCTTCTGTCCGCGTGGCCGCAGGCCGCGAAGTTCTGGCCGATCGAGCATCAGGACCTGTTGCAAGAGGACCTCACAAAGCTCGAACTTCATCCCGATCAGTGCATCGCCCGGCTCCGGAAGCTCGCCCGCGACCACGGGACAACCCTTCCGGACCTCCGTAAAGGCGTCTGGGCGGCTTTGGAGGCTTTGGACCGCTCTCAGCACGTCCAAGCCGTCGCAAGGCCGCAGGACGGATCGTGGACGATTTGCGACCATCTCCGGCACCGATGGAGCGAGCGGAACCCGGACGCTACCCGAATGAGCGATGACGACGTGATGTGGGCTTACGCCGGACTGAGGGCCAGCGAAAGCAAGTGGCGGGCGGCGGCGCTGGAGTTTGAGACGCGGAGTCTGGGCTGGGACCGGGACCGCGTGCGGCGGGTGCTCACCGATCGGGAGTGCTACGACGGGCTGGATCTGGTTGAGCGCCGGTGGGCCGCTGACGACGTGGCGTATGAGCGGTTCATGGCCGCTAAGGGAGCGCGGGCATGACTCCCCCCAAGCGTCCCCGCACAACCGAAGGGCTGATCGGCTCGAACCTCGCACTTCTGCAAGGCGCGTTCGAGGCGTACGTCAAGGGTCCGCTCGGCGTGGAGGGAACCAGACGACGCCGGTACGTCCAATCGCTGCTTGATCGCATGTGGCGGCTGGAGAAACGGATGCTCGCGGAGCGTGTGCCGGTCAAGCGGTTCTCAAACCCTCGCATGGAGGCCGAGTACCGACGTGCTGTTCAGGTCTGCGGTGTTGACGACGCGACCGTGATCGGACCGCTCCGCCCCGTGCGAGAGGTGGCGTTCCGGTGGGCGTGGTGTACGGTGGCGCGTCAGCGTGGGTACTCGCTGCCGGAGGTCGCACGGTCGCTGGGAAGGCGTAACCATTCGTTCCTGTGCGAGATTGAGAAGAACATGCGAGAGAAGAAGACTCGGCCCGCGTGTGTTGCGTGGGAACTTGCCGAGATGATCCGTAACGAGTTGACCATGCCCGCGAGCGGGCGGAAGGAGGCGGTGTGAAGAAGCACGTTGAAACGGCCTTGTTTGTCTTTATCGTGGCGGTTGTGTTCGGACTCATTCTGCTGATCGTGATGATTCAGCCGATCATGGAATCCCGCACGTATAACAAACTCACGGGCGCGAACACGACGGCGTGGGATGCGTTGTGGGTTGAGCTTCGGGTGCAGGACGTCCCGAGAAAGGACCCCCAATGACCCCCATCTCCCCCGAAGTGCTCGCAGAAGCACAGGACGCGAAACGGCCCGCAATCTGCGTCGTCATTACCGATTGTGTCGGTAAAAACCCGCGACAGTTTGACTTCGTAGCCTCACGCGACGAACAATCGTCGTTCCTCGATTTCGTGAGGAGGCTGCTTGCGAGGCGTGGCCAACAACGTCGAATCAGTCCGCGTCAATTCGGGTCGCGTGCGGACGTGTCGCGTGACGGTTCGAGCGGACGAAGGTGCAACAACTGGACGCCGGGATGTGAAAGGAGGGGGGAATGACGATTGAGGAGTTGAGGAAGATGCAGGTTGAAGCCGTGCAGTACCTTGTGGGCTCTGGCGCGATGCACGAAGACGACTGCCCGTGCGACGACACCTGTTCGTGCGAATGGAAGCAGCGTAACGACGCGATCAATTCGCTTGTGGTGCTGCACCTCCCCCTTCTCGCGGTCGCGGAGGCGGCGGAGAAGAAGGCGACCGAGTGCGAGCGATGCGGCGGGTCTGCGGAAGTGCCCGACCATGACAACCCCTACACCACGACGCGGGGTTGCCCGCAGTGTCTCGCTCTCCGCACCGCCCTCGCGGACTTCGCCAAGGCAAGGGAGGCAATGTGAGCAAAGCAATCGCAAGTCTGGTCGCGTCCAAAGTCATGGGCTGGCCGTTCGTCAAGACCCTGAAGAACGGCAACGCCATCCACGAACACCCCGAGTACGGGCACACCACGGTCGGCACCCTTGACGCTAAGGGCAACTTTACCGCGCCGTGGGATCCAACTACGCCCGCCGCGATGATGGCGGTGGTGGAGAAGATGCGCGAGGGCGGGTGTTCGGCGTCGATTACGATTTCGCAAGGTGGATTTCCGGCCTTGCACACTTGCCAGTTTGCGGGGAGAAGCTGGGGATTCGGGGCGGGTGACACGTTGATGCTCGCCGTCTGCCTCGCCGCCCTTCGAGCGTGCGCCGTCCCCGAGTCCGACATCGCGAAAGCACTGGAGGAACGATGAATCTTGAACGACTGCCCGAGATTGTCGAGAGGGTTGGAGTCACACGCCCTGACAAGCCGGGCCTGATTCTGCGATGGTTCGATTACGACAAGAAGCCCACATGGGCGTACCACGGTTCCGAGTCTGTCGCCGAGTCCGTAAACCCCCACGACGCCGCGAACGCCTGCGTTGTGGCGATGCTGGGGAGGTGCGCGGCAACAACGGACTACGCCGTTGCGGTCGCATCCGACGGAATCCTGATGATCGACTGCAAGATGGTCACCAAGGCGAAGTTCCCCGGCGACCTCCTCAACGCCCTGTACGACGCATTCCTTTCGCACCCGGACTGGTTCAAGGAGCAAGCATGAAACCGATGACGACTGCGGAGATGGTGAAGTACCTCGAAGAGTGGGCGGAGGTGTGTAGCGACGACGAAAGCAGGGACTTCACCGCCATCGCCCGCCGCCTGCGTTTGCTGGCGGAGGTGGCGAAGACGTCAAGCCGACGACTGACCGCGAGCGGGTTCACGATGGTCCCTGTCGGACCAGCGACCCCGGACAACCCGATCTTTGTTGCGTACCGGGACGCCCGCGCCGCCCTCGACGCCGACGAGCGGGAAGGAGGAAGCGAATGAGCGAGTCACCCAATCCAAGGAAGTTCGTGCTGGGCGAGGGCGAGCCAAGAAGGTGGATGGAGTGCGACGGCACGGGCACAATTATCACGACCGATCCGATGGTCTCTCACGCATTCCACGTCGCTGCCCTCGCCGCCAAGGACGCGGAAATTGAGCGGTTGAAGGTGCAACTGAACGACAAAGAAGTTGACCTCGCGGTGTGGAAGGGCACGGCGAAGCAACGCATCGCCCAACTCGAATCCGACAACAAGGCGCTCGCGGCGGAGGCGGATAGGTTGGAGGAAGTGTGCAGGGTGCTGGGGGCGGAAATTGCGGACGCCCGGCTGTTCACCGACTACAACGAGACAAACAAGAACAAAGTGCCTTACGAGGCCAGCAAGTATCGCACGACCCGTCGAGCCACCGACGCCCACCCCCTCGCCCCGAAGTACGTCCAGCCGCGAAAGGAGACGCAGGAATGACCATCCCCCCGCTGACCGCAGCCGAGTTGTTTGACGTCGTGAAGGACTGTCCGGAGGTGTGGGCCACCAAGGACAGCGGCCTGATCTATCGGGTCGAATCCGATTATTGGGAACACGATGACGACTGGATTTCGCCGAAGATCGCCACCCTCACGCTCCTCGCGCTCTTCACCCTCGCGGCTGAGTGCGGGGTGAACTCATGCTCGTTCTCAAGCGGACATCCGACTGTCTGGGGGGCGTTTACCAATTTGGATCCTCTCTGGGTTCAGAGGGGCGCAGAGAACACCCACCCGCTGTCCGCCGCCGTCGCCGCGTACAAGAAGAAAGGAGCTGAGCGTGGAGTTTGAGAAGATGATCCCACCCGACAAACTGCAAGCACTCGAAACCGCGATGCTGGCGTACTACAACGCCAAGCGTGCCCACGACGACGCGGAAGAGGAGTATTTCAAAGACGACGGCCATACGTGGGACTACTTCGGGCGTCACCACATCGACGCGATGGAGAAGGCTGGCGATGCGTGGAAGGCGATCATGTTGGACCTCCTCCGCGCCGCCGCCACCGTGCCGCCGAAGGATCATGTCAAGTTCTTCGCGGACGCCATTCGAGCGGCCTGCGGAGCGTGTGGTGGGACGGGCGTCGGCGGGGTCACAAATGGACCCGGTGGTGAGCCAGAACCCTACGAGTGCGAGTATTGCGGGCGACCGATGCAGGCGTGCCAAGCCGCCGCCCAAGCCGCACGCGAGAGGGGAGGGGAGAAGTGCTCCGAATGTGGCAAATACCCGCCCGACCACAAAGGCGTCTGCGAAGGCTGCCTTGAGTACCGAAACCACCAGCGATGAAAGGAGCCCGCGATGGGAAGTGAGAAGAAGAACAACGGATGCCCGTGCCTCCACTGCACGATGGAGTCCGACGCGGAGTGTGTCTGCAAGAGCCACGGATCCGCCAGCGCCAACAAAGCCCTGTCCGACGCGATGGCCGAGACGTTGGCCCGCACCGCCGCGAGAAACCCCACCCCCGCCAGCGTCGTCGAGACGCACAGGCCGGAGGTGCCGAAGTGCGATCTGGCCGACGAAATTGGCAAGCTGCTCAGGCTTCGCCCGGATCTTGAACTTGTGATCTACGACAACGATGGCGTGAACTTCGGTGTCCGGCTACTGGACCAATCTGCTGAAGGTCCGTCTAAGTGCATCCGCCGTCGCATTTCGTTTGATCTGCCGTTTGTGATTCGATCGTTCATCGAGTCGATCCCCGGAGAACCCCCATGCTCAAACGAATCGCAGAGTGGTGGCACCGTGCCTGTTGCGCCGTCGGCTGGCACGACTGGAACCCCATCGGGCGAATCACCAGAGCCCCCGAAGACTCCGATCGACTCTTCCTGCACGACGAATGCTCCCGTTGCGGAAAGCGTCGATAACCCCCCCGCGCAGGCGTGCGATGGGAGCGGCGGGTTCTCGTCACAAAGCTACGACGACCGGGCGCAAGGGACGGTCGGCTCCTACCGCCCCTGCCCCGGCTGCCCCCGGTGCAAGCCCGCCAAGCACGACGACCAGACCGCCGACATCGCGGACGCCGCCCTGAAGTTCATCGGCGACGGGCCGGGCAAGGTGCTTGTCGAAACGTGGGGAGCACAGCAAGCCCGTCGCATTCACCTTCGGCGGGCACTGGAGCAGTGCGCGCTGGATGGGATCATGCGAGGCAAAGCCAAGCCCGACGACGCCGCGTTCAGGGAGAAGGTGCGGGAGTTGTGCGAGTGGGTCGGGGAAGTCGCCATCATCGGCTCGCGTCCACGCTTGCTCGCCCGCGAAGTCCTCGCCATGATGGAGAAGCCATGCCCCAAGAAATGACCATCGACGAAGCGATCAGGGATTGCATCGCGCAGGTGCCGGAGACGTGCCCCGTTGGGTTCAAGTGGTACGAGGATCAGTCTCCGCGTGCAGTCATGCCGCTGCGAGGGTGGCGAGACACGTCGTTACGCCAGCCGCCCGGTGTGATTCACACGATCAAGCCGGAGTACTTCCGCGCCCTCTGGTTTGATGCCGCGTGGGAGTGGCTCGCTCGTCAGAACAAGCGGGAAGACGTTGAAACCGAGTTCTGGCCCGCGTTGCCGTACGACGATTCGTGTCACGGGGCCGGATTGTGGGCGGTGCGTGAAATTGAAAAGTGGGCTGACGACGACGGTTTCGATTGTTGCGACCACCTGCCGACGAAATACCACGCTCTTTGCAGGGCCGTCCTGCTTGCGAAGGAGTTGAAGCCATGAACTACTACGTCCTCGCGTGGATGATCGGAGCCGTCCTCACGTTCGCCTACGCCATGTGGCAGTGCCGCGATTCGGTGGAGCGTGACGCACTCATTGACACGCTGGGGCTGGGGTTCGTGTGGTGGCTGGCGTTCTGGCCGCTGATCCTCGCGTGGCTGGTTGTCACTCACCTGCGGCGGCGAAAGGAAAGCACCCGTGGATAACCCCTACATCGTTGCATGGATCGTCGGCGGGCTGCTCACCATCGTCTACGGGCTCTGGTGCCGACGCCTAAAGAGCATGGGCCTGATGGAAATGGACGTGCTCGTTACGCTTGTGATCGTTGCAGTGTGGCCGATTGTGCTGCCGTGGCTGATTGGCGCACACGTCAACCGGGGAAGGAAGGCGGCTGAATGATCCCCTCCGAAGCCACCTACCCGATGCTCGTCCGCATCCTTCGCATGTCCCACTCTCAACACGCGGGCCGGGGCTGGCTCGTCTCCGGGGCCAGAACCTACGGGCTGGTCCAGCCGTTCGGCCACAAGCACCCCGAGCGGATACCGTGGCACTATCTCAAACCGTGGGCGTCCGCAAACGCCCGTCACTCAACCATCGCCAACAAAAGGAAGGAAGAAACATGAAGCCCGCGTTTCGATGGTGGATGTACCCGCTGGTGCCGATAGCAACCCCTGTTGTCGTTGCTTTGTCGATGCTCAGCGTTTTGGTGTGGATTACGACGCTTGTGTTTGTCGTCGTCCCCGTTTCCGTGTTCTGTTGGTTTTGGGAGGTCGAAGAGCCAAAGTGGTTTGGTCATTTCTGGCCCGTGTCCTCTGTTTGAAAGGAGTCCCCATGATCGTGAGTCTGATCCTGACCATCGCGTCCCTCGTCGCACCCGTCGCCCAACCCGTCCCCAGCGGCCCGCCCGTGCAAGGCCCGTGCGCCTTCCCGAGGCCCGAGGACCACTACACGCCCCTGCAAGGCGTGGGCAAGTGCTGGACGCTGTACTACATGCGTCTGGAGACGAACAAGATCGCGTACTGGATCCGCGTGACCGAGCAGTGCGGAGGTGGCGACTGTCACTGCTACGCCAAGGCAATCGAGAACTTCCTCGAACAAATGGCAATCGCCGAGCAGGAACTGGCCGAGTGTTTGGTCACTGGCGGGAACTGATTTCACAGGACAAGCCAAGCCCCCGGACGAGCCGTGCATACGTGCTAATCCGGGGGTCTTTCTTTCCCGCGAGGATGTCGCTGATTCGGGGCTGGGTAACGCCCGAAAGCCGGGCAAGTTCATCTTGCGTGATGCCTTTGGCGTCCATTGCGGCGCGGATCTGTTCGATGAGGTGGGAGGGTTGCATAATCACCCCGCGCGACGTTGGCCGGGCGGGGTGGGGGTGGTTTACTGTTGTTCAAACGCGGCCCACTGTTCGTCGGTCGCCCAGTTCACGCCTTCGCGCCCGCACCGAAACTCAAGCGAGTCTTCTCGGTCTACGGGCTTTGCGGCTTCCGCGTTACGCTGCCGAATTGCACACGGGCGGCAGATTCCGAAGCCCGTGTCCATGTTCCACCATTGGGCATGACGACCAGCGCCGCCTCCACAGCAGTTGCACCGAAGGGACCGAACCGTTCCGGGGTTGTGATTCACGCCGCCCTCCCTTCGATCCGAGCAAGTTCAGCCTTCGCCACCCGCAGAGCCCCGATCAGGTCCTGAGCACACGCGGCACCGTGCCGGGAGTAGTCCTCGAAGCACGCGACCAACTGGCCTAGAGCCCCGTAGCAGGTCAGCGCCCGAGACTGCACACGGGCAATTTGGGCCGCTTCGATAGCTTCCATATCGGCCACAAGCCCCGAAAGGCCCCGGCCACGACTACGATCGTTCACGTTCCGCATAGATGTCTCCTGTTGCGGTTCGGGGGCCGACCTTGCCGGGTCGGTCCCCACTTGAATCCCCCCGACGTTCGGGAGGTGAATCGACGCGCGGCCCGTTGGGGTGGCGCGTCGGGGGTTAGGTGAACATGCACGATTCAGGGCGGAAGAACCAGTCGGCGGACTCTCCGCGCTCGGTTGTTGAGCCACGGTCGATCAGTCGCTTGCCACAACCACAGCCAGAGAACGTGCAAACCGTCTCTTTGAGCCAGTCAGCCGTGTAGGTCCATCGAGCCCCGCTGGTTGGGCATTCGACCTTGTGCCACACTGTCGGGGCCGAAGCGGCGGGGGTGTTTAGACGACGCTTGATCCGGGAAGATTCCATCGGTGTACTCCTGATTCCGCCTTGCCGGGCGGGTCGAGCTTCTGGCCCGACAATACCAGCCCCGTCCGCTAAGACGGGGTGGGTGGTTCACCCGGCCTTGATTCGCGTCACCTTTCGGGAGAGGCGAGCCGGGTATGTTCATGCGGGATCAAAGTAATAATCTATCGACCCGCCGTCCGACCAGTTGTCCCAAGTACGGAGTTTCCACCGACCCTTGAGCCCCTGCGACTTACGCGCCACGGTCAGAATCTCTTTCACTGTGGGCTCGCGCAGAATCGGGTACCCGTGGTCCTGCTTGCGGACCTTGGACGACTTATCGACCCGAACGTACAGCCCTTCGTGGTCGGGGTGGAAGGCTACTACGCGGGCGTGTTGGCCGTAGCCCGTCTCTACGGAGTCTTGGTCCAGCGTGTAGATGTTCAAGTGCCCTTCGCGTCCGTGGGGGGTAGGCGTACTCATGGGTCACACTCCAAGGCCGGGACAATCCCCGACCCCATGAGTATACACCATCGGGAATAGAATGCAAGCGTCTACAGCAGAATTATGCTCAATCGACGATAAACCCAAGGTTCCACTGGGTGACAGGTACCGAACCATCACCAACACCGTCCGATAACCAACACCACCACCACCAACGCCCTTGGGGACCACGCGCGAAAGTGACTTTCCGAACGCTGTGGAATTCGATTTCGCACGACAGGCGTCCCCGAAGGGATCGGAGCTGTTTTCCTTGTCACCACTCAATTGAGAACGAGTCTCAACCGGACGGCTCGCAGCAATGGGCTCAACTGCGTCCGCTCACCCCTTGCGGGGGCGTTCTACCCCCTCGGTATCGACCCGGTGATGCACCGATCGACGGTCAGGGGTGGTTTGCCTCTTTCGCCTGTGCGCCGGGAGTTCAGTTCCGGGTAGGCTGCGAACGATCCCCAATAGGGCAGAGGCGGCCCGCATGGGTGCTTGCCACAAGTGTACCCCCGAACCCACCGCCCGGAAGGTGGGTAATATAACCGCATGGTTAGCGATCAAGGCCCCGAAAATGCAACGGGAGGGGTGCGAACCACTCTTGGCGATCATTGGGACCCAAACAACCCGCGCGATCTTGAAACCATCCGGTCGGCCATGAAGCGGTACCCCAAGCGGTTCCGCACCATGACGGAGGAGGCTCAGGCCGAAATCGTCGAAATGGCCCGGCTATCTGCCAAGTGCGCCAAGGATGCCGCCGCTGCCGCTGTGGAGCCACGGGACATTGTTGACGCCGGAAGGCTGGCGGCCCTGTCTGCGACCGTTGGGGCTGGTCTGGTGAAGATCCAGCAGGCCGACGACCACCACGCGGACGACCTCGCCGTCGCCAAGGCCAACGCGATCAGCAACGCCGCAAACGCGGGGCTCCTGCCCAACAAGACGTATCTGGGGCTCAACCCGGGGAAGGTGTGAACGTGAACGACTCCCACGAACTGCCGCCCCGGTGCCGTTGCGGGGTCAAGATCCCGCCCCGGTTCGTCATGTGCAACGACTGTTTTCGCAAGGGTGGGCCGCCCCTCCCGCCCGACCGCTACAACAGTCGGCCCGACAGGGACACACGCACGCTGTTGCCCGGCGAAGGCAAGCACCGTTACGGGGTGACGCCGCCCAATGACTGACCCACTCGCACCCGAGTCCCGCCCGTTCACCGTCACGCCCGGTAGCCCCGCAGAACGGCTCATGTACTGCCGTGATCTTGTCATCATGGCCGACGGGCCGACCGGCTCAGGTAAGACACGCCCGGCGCTGGAGAAAGCGTATTTCTGTGCGTCACACTGGCCCGGTACCCGCGTGCTCCTGCTTCGAAAGGCCAAGGCACACGCCGCCACGACGATTATGACGACGTGGGAAACGCAGGTGTGTCCCGAGGGCGATCCCGCCGCCAAGCTCCAAGCCCGCAACTACAAGAGCCCCGCGTACTGCTTCCCGAACGGGTCTGTCGTCGCCGTGGACGGCATGTACGACGGGTCGGGGTATAACCAAGCGGTGATGGGAACCGAGTGGGACATCATCATTCCGGACGAGGGGACGCAGTACAGCGAAGACGACGCCATGCGGCTGATCGGGCGACTGAACCGCATCGCACCCACGCCGGAGCGGATCCCGTTCAATCAAATCATCTTCCCGTGCAACCCGGACGCCCCGCGTCACTGGCTCTGGCAGTGGCACCTTACAGGCAAGCTGACCCGCATCCCCTCGCGGCTGGAGGACAACCCGGTCTTCTACGACGGCACCAACTGGACCCTGCAGGGCCTGAAATACCTCGCCACGGTAGACAAGTACACGGGTGTCATGCGCGAGCGGAACCGCTTCGGGCGGTGGGTTGGTGCGGAGGGGATGATCTACGACGAGTGGGACGAGAAGATGCACATTGTGGACCGGCTCCCGCCCGGATCCGAAGACTGGTGGCGTGTCCGCTCCATCGACTTCGGCTATCGCGAGCCGTTCGTCTGTCTCTGGGGTGTCGTGGACCCCAACGGGCGAATCTACATCGAGCGTGAGTACGTCCGCTGCAACAAGACCGTGAGCAGGCACGCCCCCGAGTTGAAGCGGCTCACCCCCGACGAAGGGCTGGTTCAGTTCACCGTCGCCGACCATGACGCCGAGGACCGGGCCACGCTTGCCGAGAACGACATCGACACGGTTCCGGCGCTGAAACCCCGCAAGGACACGGATTGGGCCGCTCACTTTGATTGGGTGAAGCGTCGGCTTCAACCTGCGGCGGACGGGTTCCCGCGTCTGTTTGTCGTGCGGGACGCGGTGAAGGGTGGCGGGGGACGCGAACCCTTGCTCGGCAACAAGCCGTGTGGCATCATCGAGGAAATCACCGGGTACCAGTGGGAGGAGCCCAAGCCAGACAAGGCGTCCCGCGAGCGTCCGGCACAGGTGAACGATCACAGCATGGACGCACTTCGGTACCTGTGCTTGGCGGTGGATCGGTGGTTCGACGGTGAGGCCGAGAGGGACAAGCCGGACTACGAAGACGGAACCATCGGTGAGGCGTTGGGGTTGAACGAGGAGGACGATGACTGACCGCCTACTATCCCCCGGCATTGGGCCGCTCCCGGAGCGCCCCGTGATTGCCACCCCTGAAATTGCCCCGCCCGCCACGCTTGCCGAGCCGTCGGACACCTCACAGCCTTACTCCCCGTCGTGGTTCCGCCCGCGTGTGGAGCGGTTCGTCAAGCGGGCCGAGGACTACACCTGCTTCCCGGACGCCCGGTACCGCCAAGCGGTCGGCCCGTACTACGTCAAGGGCTGGCACGGGTCCGAGGAGACACACAGCAATTGGTACTGGAAGTTCGTCTACGACATGGGACCGGCCATGATCGGGGGTGAACTGTGCTTTGCCACGGGCGCGGCCGACCCGGACGCGATGGGCGAGCACGCGGAGGCGTTGGGCTTGTGGCTGAACCGTGCGTGCAAGGAAACCAAGCTCCAGATGGAGCTTTCGCAGGCGTGTGACAACATGCTCTGGGGTCCGGGCGGGGTGCTGATGGTCTACCCGGAGGATGTTCCGGGCACGCAAAGTCAGCGGATGGCGTCCCTTGGCGTCACGGCCCCGGTGCTGCGGGCTCGGGTCAAGTGTCTGGACACGAACGTGTGTTTTACCGACCCCGACTGCGAAATCAACGAGTCGGAAATCATGGGCCACCGCGAAATCATCAAGCGGGCGGACATTTTGCAGGAGATGGAGGGGAGCGCCGACGGTGCGGGCTGGAACCTTGACGCGGTGAACCAGATCCTGTCGGCCCAGAACGGTGACGGGGACGCACAGGAACTCCGCAAAAAGACGTTCAACGACGGCATCAGCGGGATGAGCGTACAGGACGACCAGATGGTGGTTTACCGAATCTGGTGTCGTAAGACGCAGATGATCCACACGCTGGCGTTCCGTGAGATTGAGGGCGAGAAGGACGGGATGGAACTGAAAGCGCCCGCCCGGTGGCGTGGTCATCCGCGCGGCCCCTACGTCTGGTGTGGTGTGGTGTGGATCCGGGGCCATGCGTACCCGATGCCCCTGACGGCGATTGCCGAGCGGCTGGTGAGGGAGCAGGACGAGCACCGAAAGAAGGACCGGCAGGACGCGGCGGCTGCCAAGCGGAACGTCGCGGTGATCGGCAAGAATGCGGTGAAGGAGTTTGCGAAGCTCCGCAACGGCGAAGCGTGGAATACCGACCCGAGCAAGATCAAGGAAATCGAAACGGGCGGGTCACAGGAAGCGACGGTTCAGCGGATCAACACGCTGGATATGGACCTTCAAGAGATTTTCGGCCTGTCGAGCGCCCGCATGGGCAACACCGGCGAGGGGACGGCCACGAACACCGTGGTAGCCGAGCAGGCCCTTGGGGCGAAGAAGAAGCTGTTCGTGGACCGTTGGAAAGAGTGCGTCCGCGAGGTGGCCCGCCGAATGTCGTTCATCGGGTGGAATCTGGATCAGGTCGAAACGAAGATCCCGGTCGATGGTCCGGACGGGTCGATGGTCACGGCACAGTATTTCGGGGGCGTGGTCGAGGGCGATCAGGCCGACTGGATGGACGTGGAGAACGAAATCGACCTTGAACCGTTCTCGCTGGGTGCGGGCGATTCGGTCGAGAAGCAGGAGACGCTTGACCGGGTGGCGGCGATCGTGGACGAACTGATGCTCAGGGTGACAACCAACCCGCTCGCGTTCAAAATGGGCAAGTGGGAGAACTGGCTTGACGATCGGCTCCGGACGGCTGGAATCACCGGCGGGGCTAAGCGGTACGTCGATTGGGCGTACATCAATGCCTATGTCGAAACGGCTGGCATGGCGATGCTGGGCGGGGGCATGGCTCCCGGTGCTGGCGTCGCGGGGGCGGTTGAGGGTCAGGGCGGGATTCCGTCCGGCCCGATTGCCACGGGACCGGCCGACCCGATGGGCGCGGCCCGGAGCATGGGCGCATCGGCTGGTGGCAAGGCCAAGAACGCGGCAGCGAAAGGAGCGGCGTAATGCCCACCTACGTCTACGAAATCATGGAGGACGACTGCCCCACGGGCGAGACGTTCGAGGTGTTCCAGAAGATGAGCGAGGACGCTTTGACGAAATCTCCGGACGGGAGGACTTGCCGAAGGGCGGTGGTGTCTCCTACTGTGGTAGTAGGCAAGGAAGGCCGATCCAAGCGGTACAGGTCTGAGTATCGCGGCGTTCATCGGAGCGAACGAACGAAAGAGGGCGTCTACAACCCGAGCGCGAAGGGACACCCGCAGGTGTCGCTGTCAATGCCGCCGGACCCCCGCAGGGGTGTTGTGCGAGATGGGGTGCGGCATCACTCGGACGGCACCATTACCGCCCTGAATCACCAGCCGATCATCCGAAACGAGAGCGACCGCAAACGGTTTTGCGAGCGGCTCGGCGTGAAGCATTTGAAGGATTGAACATGAGTGACAAGCCCAAGAACGACCCCGGCGACGAAACCCGCGCGCCCAAGGTTGGCGACCAAGTGCGTTACTTCTCCGCCGAGGACCGCCCCAACGCGGACGTGATGGACAGGTTTACGCCCCGGCTGGCGTTCGTCTCCGAGGTGATCGGCGACCGCTACGACGTGCTGGTGGTGGCGAGCCGGTCGGACTCCAAGGCGATGCTGGAGCCGCTCCGCATCGAGCGGAACTGTTCGTTCTACGCCAAAAAGGAAGTGATCGGCAACCGTCGCGGTGACGGCGGCTGGGACTGGTCGGCCACCGGCCAGAAGTTCATCGCGTTCGAGAAGCCCACGGTGATCCCGCGTGAGGCGGCTCCCAAGGCGATTGCCCCGGTTCCCGTCGCCCCGGTTGGCCCCGCCCCCGTGGAGGCCAAGCCCGCGAAGGCGATCATTCAGCCTCCGGGATTCGTGCCCGAGCCGCCCCCGGCCCCGCGTCACCCCCCGATCCATGCTACCGGCCGTGTCAAGCCCAAGGAAGGCGTGACGTTGGAAGCCTGATCCGCACCACAGCAGGAGTAAACACCCGTGCCCGAAGATTCCCTTCCGCTGGTCGATGGCAGCACCGAGCAACCCGCAAACGCCACCCCTGACACGGCAGCCAACCCGGAGCAGGTACAAGGGGCGAACGACGCGACACCCGCTACGGCGGCTGGGGAGACGGCACAGGATGCCGCCACTCCGGACTCGGGCGCGGTCCAGAACGGCAGCAGCAACGGCGATACGCCCAAGGCGGAGCCGCCCCAACTCACCGACGCCGAAGCCGACAAAGCCGCGTGGTACATGACGGTTGGATCGTGGCCGAGGGGCTACACCCCGTCGAAGAATGTCCGCGCGTGGGTCGAGTGGAAAAAGGGCCGCAGTGCGGGGGTGCCGGACGGGAAGAAAGGATCGGGTGACGGGGAGCCGTCGAGCGGCGCGACCGCCCCCGTTCCTGCTGTGGAGAAGAAGGTTGAGGACGCGGCGACGAAACTTCGGGCCGCTTACGCGACGATTGATCCGGCCAAGGCTCAGGAGGTCATGCAGGCCGATTGGTATTTGGAGCACCACGGAGTTTCTCGCGAGACGCTGCTTGACATGAAGCCCGATGCGAGGGTACAGTTGGCTGTCACGTTGAAGAAGCGTGATGGCAACGTGGCGCGGCTGGCTGGTCAAGCCTCCCCGCGTCAGAAGCCCCCCGAAAGGCCCGCCGACGCTGCAAAGCAGCCCCCGGCGAACAAGGCCGATCCCACCCCCCAAGTGAATGACGAAGTGATGAGCGACGCACCCCAAGAGGTCCGTGATGCTTTGTCCATTCTGGATGACGCCGAGGCGAAAGCCGTGGTTGAGTTCATCAAGAACAAGACGAAGCAGCCCGAGGCCGAACCCGAGGTTCCTGATTGGAGCCCGGCGGAGCAGCGTCTGATCCAAGGCAACGTACAACTTCTTGAACGAGAGGCGTTGGCGGAGTTCCCTTGGCTTGGGCAGCAAGGTGCGAAAGACATGGTGACGGCTCGCGTCAAGGCGTTTGCGGAAAGCGTCGGCGTGTGGCCGGAGGTCCTGACGGATCTTGACCGTCTCAAAGCGATTTACTTCGATCAGGCTTACTTGGTGCAGGCGCGGGATGTCAAGGGGAGCAAGACCGTTGCGGCTCAGGCCGCTGCGGTCACGGCCACCGCCGTTCGTCCCCCTCAGGGGCGTTCCGCGACGGGTCCGAGGGAGTTGTCACAGTCCGAGATTGACCGCGTTTCCGCAAGGGCCGCGCGTGATTCTCGGGGAAACCGGCAAGAAAACTCCCGCCTCTTCCAGAAATACATGGCTGAGGCTCGTGGCTCGTAACGGCTAGGCTGGTGCGAGCCACGGTGAAAGGCACCGATGGCAGACGCATCAACCTATGGGCTGTTTCGCACGAATCGTCGCGACGCACGCACCCGCGATTACAAGTACTTCCACAACCTCGTCCAACGCCAGTCCACCCTTGCGGGTGTGATGATGGGCCGCGAGGAGATGGACACCAAGGTGAAGGGCGATCCCGAGAAGTGGACGCTCTTTTCCCGCACGTCCGGCGTGACCCGCCGTAAGAACCCGGTCGATCCGCTGAACATTCAGCGTGACGCGAACTCGGTCAAGGCGAGCGTGGGGCTTCGCATTTACACCACGCCGCTCCCGATGGTCGAGTACGAGCACGACATTCTGGACGGCTCGGACGACAACCGCTGGGCGAGCATGGCGGATCAGGAAGAGGCCGACCAGCTCACCGACTTCATCAACACGGTTGACGACGACCTGATGGCCGTCCCGAACGTGCTGATGGAGCAGACCGAGCACAAGTCCGCCCCCTTCCACTCGCTTCCCACGCTTCTCTGTCCCGACGCCAACGGCCTTCCGAGCGGCTTCACGACCATGATGGGCGTTGCCCCCGGCGACGTTCCCACGGGCAAGTGGGCTCCGGTGGTCCGCACCTACGGCAACGACCCCTTCGACTACGACTCGGGCGTGGTGGAGGCCCTTTGCTCCGCGTTCGACCGGATCAAGTTCGACAAGATCGCGCTGCGGGCGATGCAGGGCGACCCCAAGTTCCGCGAAACGACCGTCAAGGAATGCGGGATCATCACGGGTTACAACGGCAAGAGCCTGATTCGCCGGTACAACGCCCGCAACAACGACCAGCACGGTCTGGAGTTGGCGAAGGACGGCAGCACGATTCGCGGCATCCCGCTGATCTGCATCTCGGAACTGGACAACAAGAACCTCGACTACCGGACGACCTACACGGACGCCTACCCGACCGACGAGCCGGTGTTCTTCCTGCCGAACTTCAAGGACATCCACCTGATCGCGCACGAGAAGCACTTCATGCGTCACGTTATGAAGGACATGGCCGCGCGTCAGTACGACGTGGAAGTGGACATTCTGGAGAACTGGATCGGCGTCCGGGCGCGTCGTCGCGACACGTCCGCCGTGGTCTGCCCCGCCGCCTGATTTGAACGCGGGCAACCGCTGAAAGGACAAACACATGAGCACCAGTCAAGATTTTCCGGTCAATTCGTTCGGGTCCACGGTGGACGCCGAATACGCCTACCTCTACAACCGTTCGGGCGGAGCGTTGGTTCTCGGCGACGTGGTTGTGATGAACGACCTCGGCACGAACACCACCTACGACGACACCGACGGCAGCGCCACGGACGTTGATAAGAACGTGATCGCGATTGCGGCCACGGAAATCAACAACCGCGTTCGCGTTGCTGCGGAGAACATCGCCAACGGCGCGAAGGGCAAGTTCTGGGTTCGCGGTCGCGTGCCCGTCAAAGTCGCGTCCCTCGCGGCTTCGGCGGTCATGGGTGCGAAGTTGACGGTTTCGAGCGCGGCCGCCGACGGCAGCACGGTCGTTGCCAAGCAGCTTCACGCCCGCCTTGCGAACTCCGGCACCGGCCCGCTGAACGCCCTGACGGCGGCTCAGCAGACCTACGGCAGCACGAAGGTTGGCACGACCAACACCGCCGCTGTTGTCCTCTGTGACTTTGAGGGCGACGGCGAAGGTTTCGTCGGCGTCTAAGCACAACTAGGCCCAATGCCCCTGTTCCGCATCGGAAGGTGCGGGACGGGTTTAGATGAACGCAGCCGAAATCATCGCGTGGGTCCAGAAACGTGTCCCGGCCAATCCGCCGAGCGGGTTTGACTGGTACACGCTGCTCAACCTCGCGGGCATCGACTTCCACAACGCCTATTCGTGGTCATTTGCGGAGGACACCACGACGACGATTGAGGGCGTGCCGGGGCTGTCGTCGCTGGCGTTGCCCGAGGACTTTGTGGCGGTGCGGTCGGTTCAGACGGTTGACCTTGGCCGCAATTCGGTTCGGATCGTCACGGTGGATCAGTGGAACGAACTGGCGTCGGTTGACCTGATCGGGACGAGCTATCGGTTCGCGGTGTGCTTTGACACGGGCGAGAACCAGCAGACGGCCAACGTGTTTGCTCCCCCGGTGTGCAAGGTCTGGCCGACGCCGACCATCGCGGGCGAGCCGACGTTGCGGGTGACGTATGAGCGGGGCTGGCGGCACATCCCCACGGGTGCGAGCGGCGCGGTTCCGAACATCCGGCGGCACTGCGTCTCGGTGTTCTTGGACTTCGTGGAGCAGACGGCTTGGCGGTACTTCTTTGACACGGACGCCCCGCACGGAGCAACGAAGGCGGCACGACTGGCCCAATTGATTACGAAGGACGAGAGCGGCACGGTTTCGGTGCCGGTGCGTGGCGGGCTTCCGCTGTCACGGATGGACGAGTACGAGATTTCTGGTGACTTTGAGACAACCTAGCCCCGACGGGGCATTATCGCCCCGCTTTCGTGTGAGTAGCACGCAGGCGGGTTTCCGAGGGGTGTTCCCCTTACCGCGACTCGGGCGGATTCCCGGGGTGGAGTGTCAGACATGAGTTATGGACAAAGCGTGCGGGCGGTTCAGGATGCGTTGGCGGCGGCGGGTGTGGCTTTGACGACCGGCACGGTGCGGTACGTCCGCTCCACCGTCGGCATCAATGCGGTCAGTTCCGGCAGCAAGCCGAGCGACCCGTATGCGTCGATTGACTACGCGATCGGCCAGTGTGACGCGAGCAAGGGCGACGTGATCGTGGTTCTCCCCGGTCACACGGAAGCGATCACGGCGGCGGGCGGCATTACCTGTGACGTGGCGGGCATCACGATCGTGGGCATCGGCACCGGGCGTAATCGCCCGACGATCACGTGGAGCACGGCGACGGCGGCGACGCTGCTTGTGACGGCCAGCAACGTCACGATCAAGAACATCTACATGGACATGACCGGCATTGACGCGGTGGCGTCCGGCATCAGCGTGACGACCGGAACCGACTTTGCGCTGGATGGGTGCGAAATCGAGTTCGCCGACTCCGGCGGGCAGGCAACTTTGGCGATGTTGACCGAAGCGACGGCGGATCGTCTCCGCATCACCAACTGCAAGTTCTTTGGTTCGGCGGATGCGGGCACGGCTGCGGCTATCCGAATTGTCGGCGGCAACGATCACGTCATTACCGACAACGTGATCTTCGGCAACTTCACAACCACGCTGGGCGGCATCGACAACGCCACCACGGCGGGCCTGCGGTGGAACATCAGTCGCAACCTTATTGCGAACAACACCGCCAGCAGCACCATTGCCGTCGTGTTGCAATCTGGAACGACCGGACACGTCACGAACAACCGATTCGCAATCCGCTCTGGCACTGCTCCTGTGACCGCAGCCGGTGCGTTCATGGGCGGCAACGTCTACGTGGCGGCTGCTGGTGTCACGGCTGGTACCGCTGCGACCTTCTGATCCTCCTCCTGTTCCCTTCCCGGCGTTTCACGGCGTCGGGGAGGTTTTGCAAAAGTTCCGGGACATCCTCGCGATCGGGAAGGGTGTAGACGAAAGCCTCCCGCCGCACCTTGCGCGGGCGGGCTCGTTCGCAGACTGCAAGAACGTCCGCCTGCTCCCCCCGCACACGCGCCGTCGTGGCGCTGGCAAACGGGCCGGGCTGGTGCTCGCGTTCCTGAACGCGGTCGGTCAGGCGACGGCCGGGCCGCGTGGCATCCCGGTGACGGGTGCGATCCGGTGTACCCGCGCGGCGAACCAGACGGTGAATCTGGACGGCAACTACATCAACGTGGACGACGACTTCCGCTCCTACTCGGTGCCGAACGTCTTTGGCGGGACGTTCCAGACGGGGACGGACTTCCGGGGCAAGTACGTCGTGTTCTCGCACCGGATCACGGACGGGACGCCGGGCGGCACGGATGCGTATGCGGAAAAGAACCCCTCCACGGGCGTCTACCCGAACGCGCCGTATGTGCCGGCGAACTCCACCGACGTTCGCTCGCTGGGGCGTGAGCTTCGGATCACGTCGCTCCCCAACTCGGCCACGCACAACTACGGGCTGGCCGTCAACTACGCCACGACGAACCGGATCAAGGCCACGATCAAGATTCTGGGCGACATCTTCGGCAACACCGGGGCGGACTTCCCGGCGGTCGGGACGGGCCAGTGTACGAATCTGGGCCTGTTCGTTCGCGGGTCCGAGACGCTGGGCAACTTCATTTGCGGGTACATCAAGGCGGTCGCGGTCGATCAGGTTCAACTCGTCATCGAGACGCACGAAAACGGGCTTCTCACGACGTACACAAGCAGCACGACGCACAACCTGTCTCGCGGTCCGGGTCCGAGCATCCTGTCTCTGGAACTGGTGGCGACGGCAAGCTCGGTTTCGCTCCGGTTCCTGTGGGGCGATCAGGAGATTGACGAGACGTACAACCTGTCGGACGCATCGCCGGGCACGGTGCTTGCGAGCGAGAACCGTGCGGGCCTGATTTATCGGCACGCGGGAACGAACACGTATCGGTCGGTGACGCGGCTGGAATACACCACGCTTGTCCCGCTTGAGAAGGTGGTCAAGTACGGCATCCGGGCGACGGACGCGGATCCCACGCAGGGGCGTTGGCAGATCCCCAAGGGTTGGGACTCGGTGTATATCACCGATGCGACGATTCAGGGGCACGACGGGGCGACGGCGTACATCGAGAACGGAGCCACGCCCACGGTGAACTACCCGATGATCGACCGCGTGGGCATCTCGCCCGCGTCGGGTGCTCCGGCCGAGGCACAGATTTATGGCGGGCAGACGAACGGGACGACGGGCGAGGGCGGCGTGAACAATGGCGGGGCACTGGTCAACCGGACCCGCATCATGTTCCCGACGGCTTACGACGACACGACGGTATCGGCGATGACGAAGACGGCGGATGTGGAATTGGAGTGGAACGACACGGACGGCACGATTGACAACGCGATCGGGGCGGCGTTTCGGATCGACGGCATTTCGGGGACGTACTGAGTGGCTTATTCGTCTTCATCTTCGGGCGGCGCTGGCGCGGGAAACCCGGCAAGTTTCACCATGCTGGAAGTGCAGGTCCAGACGACCCGCGACTCGGTAACGCGGTTGTTCAACCAGTCCGACTACATCCGAATCAGCCTCATTCAGAACGTCGCGGGCGTGCGGACGGTTCTGGATACGAAGGTTTTCAACTCCACGAACTGGCCCGGCCCGTTCTCGACTCAGCAGAAGCCGCTTGTGCGGGACAACTACGACGGAACCGATCCGGCAACGGACTACATCACGGTTGAAACGAACGGGATCGAGGTGTGCCGCCTGTCACCGACCAACAGCAACATCGCCAACACGTCCGGGCTGGACTACAGCGGGGCGTTCACGGGCCGGGTGGGGCTGGTGTTTAACGGCAACAGCGACGGGACCGGGAAGCCGTGTCGGGCGCTGGGTGGTCGGCTGGTCGATCCCCCCGCTCAGGGCGCTCAGGCCCCGGGCGTTGGTCGTCCCGACTTCGTGGCGTTCGGCGAGAATGCCGTCTGGTCGGGCGTGATGGGCGAGGATCAGTTGCTTCAGCCGTTCACGCAGGCTAATCACGACGTGACAAATCTGGAAACCGGGCAGGTTGGATTGTTCGGCCGGTACGTTTCGGCCATGACCAAGATCATCACGTTCGACGACGAATCAGGTAACGCCGTCACGCGGAATCGGATCTTGGCGACGGACGGGCGCGAGGCCGACGGGCACTGCCATGTGACGATCGACCCCATCGAGCGGAAGGTGGCGGAGTGGAACATTGAGGGTGGCGGCGCGGTGCCGGACCTGCTCGGGTTTGAACTGTGCTGCAATCACGGGCCGGGCGTGCTGATTGCGGCCATGCCGGGCAACAAGAGCATGTACGCCCTGTCGGCCAAGGTGGACAAGGCGGGGCCGGTGTATTACTGGCAGAACTTCAACCCGTCGGACGCGGGCATTACCACAACGACCGACCGGGCGGTGATCGGATCGGCCAGCGGGCAGGGGCTCCCGGCCGACGACATCATCGCCCTTGTCCCGGTTCCCAACGAGGACGCTCGGTACGAAACGCTGTTTATGTGCTCCCGGTCGATCTGGTCGCTGAAAGGCGATCCCCGGGTGGACGGCGGGCTCACGAACGTGTCCAGTTCTACCGGCATCTTCGGCCCGCAATCGTGGTGCTTTGACAACAAGGGCAATCTGTGGTGGATCGGCAACGGCGGGCTCCACGCGATGCCCAAGGGGACGCGGACGTACACGAAGACGGACGGGCGACGGCTCCCGGCCTACTTCGAACTTGCCGACGTGTTCCGCCGCCAAGTCCTTCTCCGCTACCGCGCGAGCGACAACACGATTCTCTGTTACCTCACGCCCCGCGTGGGCGGTCCCGACGAGGGGCAACCGGCGCTGGTGGCGGTCTACGACATCGAGGCGCAGGAGTTCACCAAGGACGAATACGACGGCGATGTCGGCCCGACGGCGGCCGTGGAACTGACCGGCCAGAAGCCCGAGGACCGCGACGTAGCCCTGTGCGGGCTGGACGGGTTCGTCTACCGCTACTCGGATTCGGCGTACTCGGACAACGGGGAACCGATCGACGTGGTGATGGATTTCGTGTCGTCCGAGGAAATGGGCGGCGAGGTGACGAGCCTGATGGACCTGATCGACGTGGAAGCGGCGACGGGCACGGGGGCGGTTGACCTGTCCATCTACACGGCCAACAGCCCGGTTGAGGCGAGGGACTTCAACATCGGCCAGTACGTCGGCGGGGTTCTCACGAACGAGGACACGCCGTATATCGAGAGCGTGCTGTTCCAGAACAAGTCCGGCGGGCGCGAGCGGGTTGCGGATCGGGCTGCGGGTGTCGCGTATCGGTTTGTGTTGCGTCAGCGTTCGGCGAGCGAGACGGTGGTGATTGAACGGCTTCGGGCGAGGTTCGCCCCGGTCGGGGAGGCTCGATAATGGCGATTGATCCGATGTACGGGATTGCGGCCGGTGCTGGTCTGGAGGGGCTGGGCGGCCTGATTGCCAGCGGTCAGGCCAAGCGGGCCAAGCGGGCCGCGAAGCAGCGTCGCACCGGGGCGCTCGGCAACGTGGACCTTGCGGGGTCTACGGCCCGGCAGGACGTGGCCGAGACGTTCGGCGACCAGCAGTCCGGGCTCCGCAACAGCCTTGGCGCTCGCGGGCTCACGGGCTCCACGGCGTTCGACGCGGCCCTGAACTCGAATCTGGGCAACCGCCAGCGGGCAATGAGCCGGGTCAATGAGGGCGTCGCCCGTGAGAAGAACGCCATCCTTGGTCAGTTTGACGATCAGGTGAGCGGGAACAACTGGCTTACCGGTCTGGGCGGTCTGGTCGGCAAGGCCGGAACGACAATGGCGATGCTGGACGGGATCGGTGACAACGATCGGGTAACGAAGGCGCAGTTGAACGGTGGCGAGGCGAAGGCCAAGCTGACCGGCGGCGGCTTTAGCTGGGACGAACTCATGCGGATGCTTGGGCGAGGATAAACATGCCGTACATCGTTCGAGAAGGCGATCCCCTCCCGTGGTTTCAGGGCACGAGCAATGCCCTTGGAAGCCTCATGGACTTGGCGATGAACGACCGCCGCAACGCACAGGGCGCGGCCCGCGAGGAGGCTCAGTATGGGCGTCAGCGTCAGGCGTCGGCGGAGGACTTCACGCGGAACCGTGCGGCACAGCAGGAGGACTACGCCACGCGGCGGGCGGACGAGAACGCGCGGGACCTTCGGAACTTTGGGCAGACGAAAGAGCTTCAGGGACAGGCCCAGACGTTTCAGCAGCAGTTGGCGGAGGCTCGCCGTCAGCAGGAACTCGCCGACGTTGAACGGAAGCGGTCGGAAGACTTGTCGCAGGGCGAGGAGTTTCTGCGTGCGTCGGGGTTGGCGGAGGAAGTCCCCGGGAGCATCCTGTTCCAGAACCCGCCGACTCAGGTACCGAAGCTGGGCTTGGAGGCATCCAAGGCACTCGCCGCGAACAAGCGGATGATGGAGCAGAGCCAAATGTCGGCAGCCGAGCGGGAAGCCGACAACCAGCGGCTTGCCGCCATCGCTGCCGAAACCGCACGCCACAACCGCGCGACGGAAGCACTTCGGAGCCGTTCCAAGCCGATGCAGCCGCCTGAGCAGAAGGCGGCGGCCGAGAACGCGGGCCGGTACCTCACTATGTACCAAACCATGCTTCGCTCGTTCCTGTCCAATCCCGAGGCCAAAAAGAAGCTGACAAATGAAGGATGGTCGGAAGAAATGCTTCGGGCTCGCATCCAGACATTGGGCAACACGATCCAGCGTAACTCGCCGATGGCGGGCGGCCCGCCCGTCGATTCCCCCGCGTCCAACGACGGCCTTTCCGACGACGAACTCGACGCCCTTCTCTTGGGCGGATAAGGACCACGAATGACGACCTCATCCATTGCCGTCTCACTCTCCCGCTCAGACGAAGGCTCCCCGGCGGTTTCAACCGTCTACCTCATGGAAGACGTGGCCGCTCGAAAGGGTCCGGGGCGACGCGACATTCTGGCGGGTGACGGATCGACCGAGTACACGCTGTGGACCTCTTCGCTTGACGCAAGCGGGTCGGCGTTCACGACCATGCCGTTCGAGCGGCTGATCCTTGCCGTCGATCCCAAGTCGGCCCTTGACGACGAGGACAAGGGTGTTTGGGTGAAGCTGTATTACACGGCGGTTGCGGGCGGGTCCTCCACCGCGACCGGCACGCTTCACTTTGTCACCCGCAAGTGTCCGCTTGTGCTCGGCCCGTTGGTTGGCGCGACCATCTCCGGCGGTCGGGTGATTACCAAGGTGGCGGTGTTCAACGCAAACGCGAGCAACAACGTCCCCCTGATTCTTGAATTGGAGTAAGCCGTGTCAAACCGGGTCGGCATTCGAACCACAAGCGGAGGGCACATCGCAACCGACGGAACATCCGTCGGCTTGCGTGCGTCGGGTTTGTTTGGCGTGCTGGACGGCGGTATCTCTACGTCGATGATCGGGCAGAATGGCGCGACGAGCGGTCAAACGCTGGTGTGGAACGGAACGGCGTGGGCACCGGCGACACCGAGCAGCGGTAGTGGCAACTCCACCACGGTTGACGTGACGACTTCGGGCGATTCGTTTGCATCGACGGTGGTTACTGGTCAGACTTGGGTTGCCAGCGGGTCCGAGATTGTGGCGACATTGATGGATCATCCGAGCGGCACGTCGGCGGAAGAGGCGATTGCGGAGGGTGTGACGGTGGGCGTGGGCGCGATTGTCGCGGGCACGGGATTCACGGTGTATCTGAACTCGCCGGACGGGGGCATCGGACCCTATCGCGTGGCGATTGTGGGAGTGTGAACTATGGCAGTTACCATTGCGGGCGGATCAAGTACGGCGGGACGGGCGAACGTCACTTCGACGTTTGACCTTCAGGTTCGGACGCCGACCGTCGAAGAGAACGCTGGGTTCGCCACGATGTCGTCGGAGATTGACGACGGCACGGTGACGGGCTCGCGGCTGGTCAAGTCTCCCGAGGCAACGCACGACTACCGGCTGCGTGTCGGCGTGGACTGCCCGATGTTCAACCACTCGTTCGAAGGCACGATCGTTGCGACCGACCGGCTCAACCAGTCACTTTCAACGATGACCGTCGCTCAGGCGTCGGGCTTCTTGTCGCTCAACTCGGGCAACGCCACGGCGTCGGGCAACTACGCGATCGTGACGACCCGGAGGACGTTCCCGATCTTGGGCACGTACCAGCTTTACGCGAACATGTTCATCCGAGAGGCCAACGAGAC